GGGAACGTCGAGGTTGCTGGCGAGTGGATCCCGAAGAAGTTCTTGATCGCACCGATGACGGGGTTGACTACGTTGCCGCGGATCCAGGAGCCTATCCCGGCCATCCTCGCCCGGATCCCGGCGAGCAGCCCGAGGATCATGTCGCCGCCGGCGTTGAGCAGCCACTTGCCTGCATTGCCGAAGATGTTGCGGACCCGGCCACCTACGCCGCCGAGCCAGGAGCCCACCGCAGGCCACCGGCCGGTGATGCCGCTGAACAGCCCGGAGATCACGTCCCGGCCCTTGCCCACCAGCCAGCCCGGTGCCCCGGCCAGCTGGCGGGCGAGCTGACCGCCAGCACCCGCCAGCTTCCGCAGGAAACCAGCCACCTGCGGGAACTCGCGCTCGAAGCCGCCCCACAGCCCCTGCATGACGTCCACGCCCTTGCCCACCAGCCACGCGCCCGCGGTCGCCAGCGGCTGCAGCACCCGGCCCCGGATCCCGGCCAGCCAGTTCGCCAGCCGCGGCCACCGCTTCTCGATGCTCAGCAGCATCCCCTGGATGACGTCATCGCCCGCGCGGGTCAGCCACTGCCCGGCCCCGGCGAACTGGTGGCCGATCAGGTCTTTCACCGGGCCGAACGCCTTGCCGAGCATCTTGCCGAGCGCCGACTCGACCAGCGACCCGGCCTTCTCCAGCGGGCCGAGGAACATCTTCAGCAGCGGGCCGAGGACAGGGATCTTGTCGAAAATGTCGATCAGGATGCCTGCGGCCCGGCCGATCGGGATCACCGTCAGCAGGAACGTGAGCATGTCCAGCGGATGGTGGTATGCCTCGCTGAGGATCGCGGTCAGCAGGTTGTTGACCAGCCCGACCGCGAAGGGCACAAGGACCATGGCGAACTGGGCCCCGAGCTGGGTCCAGTTGATCTTCCCCAGCAGGGAGACGACCGCGGCGCCGATCTTCTGTGCCCCGGCCGCCGCCTTCGTGATGACGCTGGCGATGATCTGAGACCAGTTGATCTTGCTGAGGCTGTCCGTGGCAGTGGCCGCGAGCTTCGCCGGCTCCGCCTTGATGCCGCCGCCGTAGTTGAAGGACGGCATGGGCGCCTTGAAGCCGGCCAGCGACGACGCACCGGGCGTGATGTTGTACAGGTCGCTGGCCTTGACCTTCATGGGCTTGAACTTCTGCCTGGCCAGCCCCCCGTAGAAGGTGTTGAGCGGCGGCGCCTTCGGCGGCGTGAGGCCGCCGTAGGCCGTGCTGATGTTCACCCGCTGCTGCGCAGGCGTCAGCTTCGGCGGCGGGATGGTGACCGGCTTCGGCTTGGGCTGGTGGATCCCGAAGAACGCCAGCAGGTCACGCCAGTCCTTCTCGATGCTCTTGACCGGGATGACCTGGCTGAAGACCTTGCCGATCGCGCCAGCCGCCTTCACCGCACCGGGGACGACCGTGCTGGCCAGGAACTTGGTGAACGCCGTGACCGGCGGCAGCAGCGCCGAGCCGATCCTGATGCCGATCACGTCGATGCTGGAACGCAGGACCGCGAACTGGGCCTGAGCCGTCTTGCGCTGCGCCGCCACCGCCGGGCCGAACTTGCCAATGCTGCGGTTGATCTGGTCCTGCTTTTTCACCAGGACGTCATAGTTGTTGATCAGCGTCAGGATCGCGCTGGAAGACCGGCCACCGCCGAACGCATGCGACAGCAGGATCGCCTGCTTGCTCGCTGACAGCCCGGAGGCGTCCAGGTGCTCCTTGAGCAGCCCGATCGCGCCGATGATGCCGTTCGGTCCCCGCATCGCGTTGGCGAGCTGGAGGCCGGTCAGCCCGATCGTCGCCAGCTGCTTGGACGCCGCATTGCTCGGCGCAGCGAGCAGCGACAGGCTCATCTTCAGCCGGGTGGCCGCCGAGTCAGCCGGGATCCCTTCGTCCGTCATCAGCGCCAGCGCGGAACCAACGGACTTGAGCGATACCCCGAACGTCTTCGCCGCGGGAAGAATGCCGGTGCCGATGGCGCCGATGAAGTCTTCCATCCGCATGTTGCCCGCGCCGATGATGGCGTTGACGGTCCCCGCGGCCTGCCCGAACGACTGCGCGCCCTTGATGCCCGACCGCCATGCTCCGGCGATGGCGTTCGTGGTCTCCTCGAGGCTCGCCCCGCCGACCGCGGCCAGGTCCGAGGCGGCGCGCAGGGCCTTCATCGCGGCCACGTTGTCCAGGCCGACGCTCTTGAGGTGGTAGAGGGAGTCGGCGAGTTCCTGCGGCGACTGCTGGACATCCCGCATGTGCAGGACGGCGTTGGTGAGGAACTTAACGTCTTTCGCGGTGCCGCCGGCCTGGGTGCTGATCTTGGTCATCGACGACTGGAAGGTGGTCGCCATCCTGACGCTCTCGACGCCGACGACAGCCGCAGCGGCGGCCATCCCGGCACCGACCGTGAGCATCGCCTTGCCGACCTTGGAGAAGCGGCTCTCAGCCGTCGCCGCTGACCGGCCCGCCTTCTCGAACGCAGGCGAGGCGCGGTCGACGCCTACCAATTCATAGAGGACGCGCTGGGCGATGGCGATGACCAGTCACCACCCCGCCGAGCGCGCTGGTCGCTATCCGCAACGTGAGTGGCTACTGGCGACCGTTCTGAGCTTGCCGCTCGGCTTCGAGCCGGTCTTCCTCCTCGATCTGCTGGTAGGCCATCTGCTCGGTAAGTTCAGCCGAGCTGATCCGGGCCAGCAGTTCGGCTACGGTGCATCCGAGCTCGCGGGAGAGTCCGAAGACGAATCTTCTGGAAGGGTTCCGGCGGAGGCTTTTCCCATTTCCTCCACGTCTTCCTCAGAGAGGCGGGACAGCCGGGCAGCCACCTCGAACAGCCGGTCCAGGGCTGCTGAGGATTTTTCACCGAGGGCACTGGCGTCGGTGTCCTTAAAGATCCGGTTGCCCTCGGCGTCCACCAGGCACCGGACGACCAACTTCGCCCTGATATTGGCGAGCACGCGGACCATGCCCTGCTTGCCCCGATCTTGGGTACAACTGGCCTCGTATGCGTCCCTCTCGGCACCCGTCAGCGCCTTGACGCGGACCAGGTCATCACCGGTCTCCGGGTCCGCCCACTGCGGAACATGGACCTCTTCTACCTCAAGGTCGTGCGCGGCCAGGATTGCGTCCCGGCCCAGGTAAGAACCCATTGATCTCCTAAGTGATGTCGTGCGTTATATCGGTCACGACTTTGCTGACGGCAATCTTGGAACGGAGCCCTAGCGGCCTCACGGTCCTAAAGAAATACGGCCTCGGCGTCTGGCTAACCCACGTCCACGCTTGGCGATTAGGATCATCCGCGAACACTGGATGACGCCAGGGCTTAAGACCCTCCATGTACTTCGGCAGCGCCTTCTGCCCATCGGGCATGCGCTTTGGGTCTACGAGGATGGCCACCCCGGCCTGCCGCCCTACAGTGCGCACCCTCAGCCGGGTAGCCTTCTGCAGCCGCTTGCGCAGTCCCGTGCTGCCGCTGGTGCCCTTGACCGGGATGGCACCGATCGCGGCGCGCACCGCGGGCACCATGGGCGCCGCAGCGGCTACCAGTTCGCGGCGGAGCTTCTTCTTGATCGTTTTGTCGTCCATGCGGCGGAGTTCGAGCGAGATGCGGCGCAGGTCTTTCCCGCCGGCCAGTCCCCAGCCGCTCATGCGCAGCGCCTCCCCCAGCGAGGACTACGATCACGACATGTGGTTCAGGAAGCGGCGCGAGCCGGAACCCCCGACCGGGGTGCGCATCGTTCACGGCGACGGGACTGTGAGCGAGTGCGCCGTCATCCTCGACCCGCAGCGACGGCGGCGTGGCGTGGCCAGGTGGTTCGCGGAGCCACCGCCCGGCACGGCGTTCGCCCCCGGTGCCGACGCGGTGATGGTGGATGTCCTGCCGCCGCGCTCATCGGTCGTCCTGAACGTCCGGATTGAGTTCTAGGCCGGGACGAGGCCCCCTACGCCGTGTGGTCCAGCCCACAGCGGTCACGTGGACCCTTGCTCTGATTGCAGCGCAGGCACAAGGTCTGAAAATCTGGCGGAAAGCCTTCTTTGATCAGCCATGACCAGAACTCTGCACCGCCAGCGGTCCGCCCGAAGAGTTCCAGGTGATGCAGTTTGCCGCCACCGTTCACGTGGTCGATTGAGAGGTTTTCCGTGGTACCGCAGCAAGCGCATACAGTCCCGTAGTGACCGAAAACAGTCGCGCGGGTGGCTTCACGCCATTGACGGGTGCTCTCATTGGCCTCGTCGGTGTGAGCCTCACGCCAGCGCCGCGACTTCTTCCGGTCCTGCTCGCGTACCTTCTCCGGGTCGGCGTCCCGGGCCGCACGCTGCTGTGCCCGGATCGCATCGCGGTTCTCCTGGTAATGGGTACGATGCCATGCCGCCCTGGCTTCGCGGTTCTCCTGGTAATAACGCGTGTGGGCCGCAGACTTGCATGCCCGGCACCAGGGGTTGAGCCCATCCTTGCGGCTGGCATCCCGGCCGAACTCGCTGAGGAGCTTCTCCTCACGGCACTTGGCACAGCGTTTGGTGGCATCATCAGACATGGGCCGCACCTCATTTGCGGTCAAGGGTCCGGGTCAACGGTGTTAGCCCACCGTCCGGACCCGCTTACATTTCTATTCTATGCAGGCACCACGACATTCTCGGCGGGCTCGCCGGTTACCGTGAAACTGAGCTCCGCGACGCTGACCGTGCCGCCCAGAGCGGTCGGCTTTGAGAGGCTTGCCACCTTTGAGGGGAAAACGTCGCAAGTGTTACCGGCCACATCGCCCTCGGGGAACTTCACCATGAACCCTGCGGTGTCACGGGGCAGTACCGACCGCACGTCGGAAACGTCATCGGTCTCGGACAGGTACACCGACAGGGTCGGGCCATCGATCGTGATCAGGCCCGGCACCTGCGGCACGAACCGGGACTTGAGGTCCGGCGCGTCCACCGCGGCCGAGGTGACCCCCCAATTACCCATGGCCGCGACTTCGGGGCTCAGGTCGATGCCCGCGTCGAGCTCGGCCCGGCTCGGCGCGCTGATGTTCGCGCAGGCGGTCAACCAGTAGAACTGGGTCACGCTTTCCGGGATGTAGCGGACGGTTGCGGTGATCGGGGTAGCGGTCACAGCTCTGCCTCCTGCGGCTTGCTCTCAGGGCCTTTGTCCTGGCCGCCGCCGGCCGGCGCGGCCTTGGTCTTCTTCGGTGCGGCGTCTTCCGCCAGGACCCACCCGGAGCGGGCCCAGGTGCCGAGAGAGGTCTGCGGCACGATCGCCTCGCCGCCGGTTTCCGGATGCCGGATCTTCACCGTGGCGGCCATCTACGGCACCCTCAGCGCGGCGACGGTCACCGAAGTGACCGCGTCATAGGTGATGTGCGCCAGTCCGTCGCTCGGGTCGCGGTAGAGGTCCGGGACGGGAATCGCCTGCTGGGCGCCTGCGGCCACGGAGACCGGCCGGTCGTCGACGGCCAGGGCGTCCACGGTCTCCGGCGTGGCCAGGGTGACGGTGTGGCTGCCACTGTCGCCGTTCTTCACCAGCAGGACCAGGCCCGAGCCGGTGGCGCACTTGTCGCCTCCGCTGGTGGCGGCGCTGAACGCCACCGCCAGGCCGGTGTGGGGGGCAACCTGGGTTGCAAGAGTGGCCATGCGGTACTCCCATTCGCTCATCTGGAGACTGTGGAATGCGCTTGCTAAAGATCCTTGCGATCCTGTAGGATCTAGAGCATGGAAGAGGCAAGCATCGAGGCCGCGCGGCGGACCCTCGGCGAGATCGTGGACAAGGCGCGGCTGGCGAGCCAGCCGACTCTGATCACCCGGCAGGGCAGGCCAGCGGCTGTCGTTGTGCCTGTTGCATGGGCCGAATACGCCAGCCTCAACGCCGAGGCGCTGAAGAACTGGCCCGATGGGAATGAGTGGAGCCATGACCAGACGCCGTAGCACCAAGAGCCTGATCTACCAGGCCCTCAAGATCAGCAACGACATCAGCGCCGTCCAGCACGGCAGGGTTGGACGCCGGGTCGCCCGCCGCGTCTACGGCAGGGCATCAAGCCGGCTCGCCCGCAAGATTCTCGGCTAGAGGAGCCGATCATGACCAGCGGCCCGGACCTTGACCCGCGCTGGTTCTGGATAGAGGCTGCCAGCTTCAGCCAGCCCGGCCCGGTCTGGGTACGCGCCGGATGCCGCCACACCGAGGTCATCCCGGTCGAGTCGGTTACTGGCGAGATCGTTGCCCAGCTCTGCCTGACCTGCGACAGGCAGTTCGGGCCGCCGGTTCAGCGCCCGGTGTAGGCATCCACCTGAACCATAAATTCCACAATCGCGCGCTGACCCCTCTGCATAGCCGTCTGGTGCAGCGAGTGGTCACCCATGGACGCCCGCATGATCGCCCCGCCGAGCCTGCGGTCTGCGGCGATGGCCGCCCCGCAGGCGGCGTGCAGTTCGTAGGCACGGGCGCGGGCTGCGGGCAGGTCCCCGGACCCGTCCTTGCCCCCGCTGTTGAGGGCCATCGCAGCGCACCGGATCTGGTATTGCTCCCGGTCGGGGTTCCCGGCCAGTCCCTCCATGGTGTCCGTGGTCTCCACGGCCAGATCGTCGCCGTCCATCCCGGTCCAGCCGACGATCACAACCTCGTCTGCCTGCGACCCTGTGACGACGTGAGCGTCCCGCACAGCCACCGGGGACACCAGGTCATCGGAGCCCCGGAAGGCCGCCAGGAGACCGTTCAGCGCCGCCGGGACGGAGGATTGCCAGGTCATGCCACAACCGGGCGCGGGGGCCCAAGGTACTCGAGCGCCTTGTTCGGGATAGTGAACCATGTTCCGGGCTCGCGGCGATATTCCTCTTCCCCGATCACGCCACTCATCACGCCGCCCTGCCCTCGCTGCGACTCCCAGACGTGCTGAAGTATCACCAGCCCGCCCTGCTTGTACTTGGGCGGGATGGGATTCCTGCCAGCCATGTAGACCGGAACGATCTCGCCGGTCAGCGGTGGCCCGGCCATGACCTTCACCAGCCCGGACGGCGAGGGGTGCATCTGGGTCACATCCCAGGTCTGCGAGCCATCCCAGGTAGCCACCGACACCAGCGACAGCAGCGGTGCGTTCCAGACGCGGAACCGCCGGGCCCGGAACATAGGCTGCGGGTCATCGGTGAACTGCCGGGGAACAACCACTTCGTGCAGGTGCTGTTCGACCACCCCGGTCAGCGCGATGATGTAGTTCCGCAACTCATCGTCATCCCCGGTATCGGCCGCGTCGATGTTGAGCTGGGCCTTAGCGTCAGCCAGCGACACGATCGCAGCGGTAGGCACCGCGGCGACGTCGAACTCGTCATCGAAGGTCCGCACCGGGTCTGTGGTGACCGCGTGGACGGTATGCCGCCCGGCCATGGTGGTGACGTACTCGTACCGGTAGCGGCCGGTGACCTGGTATGCGTAGCGCCACGGGGGGGTCACTGCGGGCGGGTTGGCCACCGCCGGGGTCAGCGTGGTGCCGTCCGGCAGGGTGATGGTCAGCGTGAACGTGGCGGCGTTGGCCAGGGCCCCGGTGCCGTCGATGACGTCTGCGGTGAAGGTGTAGATGCCGCCGACACTGATCACCGCCGCGCTCCCTTCGGCCGCCTGGGCGGCTGCTGGGGTTGCGCCGCCCGCATGCCCTTACATGGTGGCCCGGAGACCCACGTGCGGCAGTCCTGGCACCAGAAGCGGCCCGAGCACCACGGCTGGCTGGTGGCGACGCTGACGTGGCTATGGGGCGCCAGGTCGTGGACGTGGGCAGCCTCGGTCACGGGGATCCCTGGCAGCAGCGGCAAAGCGGCTCGCAGCATTTCCCGCACTGATTTCGCTGGCAGCGAGAGCAGATATACCCGTCATCGTCCGGCGGGCCGTCATCGTCGCCACTGAGGCCCGGGTTGCCGGGATCCCACAGCACGCTCACGCCCTCGGCCTCCTGCTCAGCGTCTCCCGGACGATGCGCACCCGCCGAGGCCGTCGTGGCCACTGCACCCCCGGCTACCGTGAGCGGATGGAGATCAGCGAGTTCCTGGCCGCCCGGCTCGACGAGCGTGAGGCCGGCGCGGATGACTTTCACGATGCGCGCAGGTGCGGCAGCCTGGACCGTGACGGCGGTTTCGAGTCGGACCGGTGCGACTGCGGCCATCCGGCGCGCGTGCTCCGCGACGTCGAGGCCGGGCGGGAGATCCTCGCCGAGTACTCGGCGTCGCCCGCCTACGGCCCGGACTACGGCGGCGGCTACTCGGCCGGGCTGGAGTTCGCCATCCGCTGCCTCGCCGAGGCCGGCGACGACAAGGAAGGCCAGCCATGAGCCGTCCGTGCCGGTACTGCCTTGCTGCGTACCCGATCCTCTTCGAGGGCGGCGAGACGGGCGACTGCGAACTGACCCACCGTGACGAGCAGCGCGTCTACGACCTCGCTATCGCGATGGCTGCCGTCTTCCAGCACCGGCCGCCGACAG